ATTGGACAACAGAGAGTAATCAACACCATAGTAGGTACACCTGAAAAGTATATCACTGTGGTTTCTCCGCGTCAACAGGGTAAATCACTACTACTAATCAACCTAATCTTATACTATGGAATAAACCATAAGGGCAGTAAGATAGGAATAATAGCACCAATCTATAGCCAAGCAAGAAAACTAATGGAAGATCTATATGAAGCCATTAAAAATTCAGGCATAGTAGAAGCAACTAACTTCTCTAATCATGAGATAAAACTTAAAACAGGTAGCAAGATATACTTTAGATCATCAGAAAGAGAGGATGGATTAAGAGGGTATACATTCGACTATCTATTTATGGATGAAGCCTCATACCAATCAGAAGATGCATACCGTAGAGCGATCGAACCAACTGCTCTAGTACATGGTAAAAAAGTAGTCCTGTTTAGTACACCTAGAGGTAGAGACTATTTCTATAATATGTTTCAGTTAGGACAGAACCCTGAGTATCCTAACTATGCTAGCGTGCGCATGGAACAGGGTGATAATCCTTATATAAATCAAGAAGAAATAGCAGCAGCCAAAAAAGTATTACCAGATGCCATCTATAGAGCAGAGTATTTAGGAGAATTCTTAGAAGGAGAATCAATGGTCTTCTCTAACTTTAAAGTAAACACATTCGCTCAATACCCAACAAGAAATGGTAAGGTATTTATTGGTGTCGATTTAGGTAGAGAATCAGATTACACAGTAGCAGTTGCAATGGACCAAACAGGTAATGTAATAGAAATATACAGAGATAACCAAAAGGATTGGGAAGTAATGCAAAACAATATACTCTTATTAGCAAGAAAGTACAATGCAACCTTAATGATTGAGACTAACTCGATGGGTACAGTTATCTTTGAGTCTATCAAGAAACAATATCAAGATACTCATCCATTTGTTACCAGTAATTCTAGTAAGAAGGATATTGTAGAGAGTTTAATCCTCGCATTCAATGAGAATCAAATTAATATACCTGACGAGAACCTATTTCCAGAGTTACACCACGAACTCGAAGTATTTGAGATGTCATATAATCCTAAGACTAGAAACGTCAGATATGCAGCTCGTACACCATTCCATGATGATATGATAATAGCACTCTGTATTTCAAACTGGAATCGTCTACAAAATAAATCATATGGACAGTACACCATAATGGGTGGGTCTCCAAGTAGTCGAAGGTATTAGTAATTCATAATCAACCACATTTATATTTAATACTATATGAGCATCACAGTTAACATAGACAACACTAAGTACAGTATACCTGAAAGGTTTACCATTGAAGAGTGGCAACAGTTACAACAGTGGGAATTCGAGAATGCTGCACACTGGCCTTGGATTATCAATACATGTATGCATGTCCCGGCGGAGGCATTTAATGGTGCTGATCCTAAATCAATGGAATTATTTATAGGTCTTATCATAACAGCGATGAACCTAAGAACTCTGAAACACCAACCTAAATTAGAAGACATCAAGTTTGGTGAGTTCGTAGATCTAGATTGTTTCGTCTCTCTTGGTATTGAGAAGCATATCACAGATATCTTAGGTATCTTAAAGGTAGATACACCATGGGCAAATGAAGGCTTAGCAGCTGTCGAACAGTATGTCAAGTGGAGAGGTTCAATATATAAACAGTACGCTCAACTCTTCGATCTGAATGACAATGACTCTGACTACGTAGACACTGATAAAGAGTTTGATCCTAAAGATGTTGCACGTGGTTGGTATAAAGTAATAGTAGAACTAGCAGGTGAAGACATACTTAAGATGGATCAGATAACAGAAGAGCCATTGCATAAGGTGTTAACGTTCTTACAGATAAAGAAAGAGAAGGCGTTAGCAGCAGCACAACAAGCACGCAAACAAAAGATTAAATCATGACATACAAAGAGATTATAAACAGATTCAGAACCATAGTTGGTGAACACCGAATGTTGAAAGACTTTGGTTATGGACAACTATCAGACTTAAAGACACAGAGTCAATTAGGACCAGAAGAACAAAGTGTAGATTACCCTTATGTGTTCTTATTACCAGGTTCTAATACTAGGGATAACTCAGTTATGAACTACTCATTCAACATGATAGTAATGGACATGGCAAGAGGTGAAGAGGGTGATGAGTATGACAACTACATCTCAATCCAATCTCAGTGTCAATTGTACATCGATGATATGTTAGCGAGACTTTACTATTACTATAGAGATCAACCTGAAGTAACCTTAACTGGTATCACATACACTCCATTCAAAGAGAAGTATCAAGATGAGTTAGCAGGTATGACAGCAACTATAACAATACAAGTACCAACACCATTAGATGCATGTGTATATCCATTCGAATCATTTAAACCAGTAGTCTCAGTCTTAAACACAGTAGACAGAACTATAGGTGGTGAAGGTGGTGATGACAAAGCATTTACTTATAACGTCTCAGTCTTTGATCCTGAATTTGCATGGAATATAAACAAGTACACATCAACAATACCAGGTCAATATGAGTTTGTCGTAGATCAAATAATAACTCTTAATCAACCAGCTGTTGGTGAGGCATTACCTCCACAACCAGTTATTAGCCAATTGATACAAGGTCAACCTGGTATACAGATAGAAGCGATCTCAGCAGAAGGATGGCCAACTCAATTTGAGTCTACTACTAAACAGTACAGATACAGAGCCACTTACAAAGCCGTAATTCCAGCACCAGGACCAACATATGTATGGGAGTTTATCTACGTAAAAAATCCAGTAGGTGAGGAATCAACACTACAACAGTTATCAGGTGGTACACTTAAAATAGGAAGAGAAGAGTAATGGCAGAAACAGTAGATGATTTCATATTAGACTTAGCCCAATTAGGTGAAGCACTCTCAGATCCTCAAACACTCTTAGCAGAGATTGGTGATCAAGTAGTAGTGACTATGAAACAGAATGTACCTGTCGATACTGGTGCACTTAGAGGTTCTATCTCTTGGTCATTTACTGGTAGTAACTCAATAGAGTTTAACATGTTAGAGTATGGATGGTATCAAAACTATGGTGTCTTACCTAACTACAATCAAGCTTCATATCACAAGCCATTCTTGAGTGACTTTGGTGGTATTACAAACCCACAACCAGCACCTAATTTTGGAATGGGTAGTGGATATAGAAACAGAGCCTTTGGCTTACCAGCTAGAAAGTTCTATGATGAACTAATAATATCAGAATACATAGGATCACAATTCCTAGAAGAAATAACAATAGACTTTTAAATTATGCCAAACGTTATAACACCAACACAGACACCTTATAGACCATTTGATATGGCATATGGAGCGAATACTATTACACTACAAGGTATATCACCTTCACAACAGAAGTATGCCTTACAGATCACTGTAGTAGGTCAAGCCCTTCCTATCGCAGATATTAGACAATCACCTAACAGAGTTGGACGTGCTATCTTTGATGTACAGAATATCTTACAGACTCAAGTCCAACCAACTAAGTCAAACATAGATGGTTTACACTACTCTCTATCTGGTTTCGCAGCACAGAACACAAGAATGCAGATAGCAGATGGTGAATTAGTACAGTATCAAATAGCTTATACTACAGAGACTAATGGCCAATTAGATTTTCCATTCATTACATCACCTATTGTCTATACAACTATAGGAGGCCAGAAAGAGTATTGGCAAGTACCTTATGATGAAGGCGCAGAGTTTGTACCAATCGTAGATGGTACTGCAGCAGGTTGTACAGATATTAACTTCGCAGCTAGACCACTATCAGATAATGTATGGACTATAGCAGACACAGAAACTGGTGATAACTTCTTAACAGCTAATGGTGGTTACTCTTCACCCGGCGGGATAGACGTACATAATGTATCTCTTGGTGATCAGTGTACTAAATCATTCTGGCAAAACATATCAAGAGTAGCAGGACCATATCCAGCTAACACAGCAGCACAAGGTTTAGAAGGCTTTTGGATCTTACAAGTAGGTGCATCTGGTACTGTCTTTAATACTAGTTTCTTAGCTAACACACAATCAAGTGGAGGTGGACCTAACATAACATTAGGCCAAGGTCTAATACCATCAGGTAACTTTAATGTAATCACAGTAGCAACAGGACCTGCTAACTTTCCACAAGGTACACTGTCCGCTGCATGTACACACTACTATATAGTTCCAGTCTTATGGACTCCATTAACATGTGTAACTGATGAGCAATCACAAGCACCAGTAATGGGTGTATCAGCGTGGAGAACACAGAGATACAACATAATACAAGAACCTTGTAATGATTATGATCACATTCAATTTGCTTGGTTAAACTCAGAAGGATTTAGAGATCAGTTCACGTTTACTAAGAAGAATGAGAAGAAGATAAATACTAAACGTAATAACTTCTTAAAGGAAATAGCAGACTACAATGACACCAGATATATCGTTGATAAGCAATCAAGAGGATTTACTACATACTCACAAGATATTAAAGAAGTATGGAGTGCGATGTCAGGTTATATGAATGATGAAGAGGCACAATTGTTAGAGTCTATGTTTAAATCACCATCAATTAACGTAAGGTTCTCAGTAGGTGAATACGCAAACCAATGGATTCCTATTAACTTGATATCTTCGTCATATACTCAGAAGACTTATAGAAAAGACAGACTATTCCAATACACAGTAGATTACAAATTAGCATCAAACATTAAATCACAAAGAGGATAAACAATAGAAGATATAGTCGTATAAAGAAGAAAGCATTATGATAACAGTATACAAGATTACAAACACAGAGACAAACGTAGTAGAACATGTTGGCCAAACACAAGACTTGGAAATGAGATGGATTAAACATACTAAGAGAAAACCAAATAATAGTGGTGGTGAAGGTAAGTTTTATGGAAGAACTGACATTATAATGGAACCTATTTCAGAACACAGATATAGAGGTGAGGCAAAGAAACAAGAGAAAATCATGCAGATACATTATGACTGTGAAGATGGATGTGGATATGTAATGCGTAAACTAACCAAAGACGAAGTGAGATATATTAGATCTTCTGATAAAACTCAAAGACAACTGGCTGATGAACTAGGTATTAGTAATTCTACTGTTTGGAAAGTTAGAAATAATAAAACATATCAGATAATATGATCCAGTTAAAAGTTTACAAAACAAAGGGAGATGGTACAACCGCACTCTTCCTAGATCTATATGAGACGGAGCCTATTAAGTTGACTCTATCGATTGAAGACATTACACAGGCTGATGCTACTTCAGTGTTCTCTAAGACATTTAGAGTTCCTGCTACCAGACATAACAACGAGTTCTTTGAGAATGCGTATGAGGTAGACGGGATTGATTTTGATGTAACCTTAAAGAACTACGCAGAGATCATAGTAGATGGAGCAGAGTTTAGAGAGGGACATATTAGACTACAGAAGATCTTTAGAAACCAAGACTTAGATCGTATAGATTACGAACTTTTATTCTTAGGTGAGACTAGAGACTTTTCAAGTACAATTGCTGAGAAGACTCTATGTCAAATAACAATGACAGACTTTGATTGGGAAGGTCTACCACAGAATTATACTAACGCTGATGACTTCACAGGGCCATTTGTCTATAATAATATAACTGACTCTTGGCAAGCGTTTCCTCAGAATGCATCACTAACAGCAGGTTACGCAGACGGTGATATCTTAATGCCACTTATAGATCATGGTAATACTTATACTGATGGAGATCCTGATCAAGGTACAATAGCCTTTGGTTCAACAGGTGATGGTGTTAGATCATTTACACACTCTCAAAACTCATTGTCTCAAACGAGAATGAAGCCTATGTTTAGAGCTAAGAGAGTATGGGATCAAATCTTTGAAGATGCTGGTTATACTTATTCTTCTGAGTTCTTAAACTCTGATAGGTTTCATCAAATGTACATTAGTGCATTCGGTAACAACGAACAGATTGGTATGGTGATCGATCAAGTAACTGGAACTAACTTTGAGTCTAACAACCCTACTAATGGTGAGAATGATGTTGAGTCATATATGTATAATGATAATGTTATTACAAATGTTAGTGGTTACTTTACAGTAGGCGGTTCTGATGCTAGTGGTCTTGGTAATGGTTCCCACTTTACATGTCCAGCCGATGCATCACTAGGAGGTAACTTCTATATTATGTCAGCAAGTGCAGAAATGCTTGCAGAGATAGAACAATCACAAGGACCTAATGTATCAATAGGTGCTTATGTAAAGCTAGTTGTTGTTAATACACCAGGTGGAACTATTACACAAACATTAGCAACTGGTAACTATTCATCTAATGGAAGTACTTCATCACTTACATGGGATTCACGTAATGGTGGATATCAACCAATAGCAGGTGATACTATCCAAGTTTACTTAGAAACTGATAGTGGTTATGTAGATTATTCATGGGCTGATAATACTTATTGGGATTGTACTGCAGCACCTGGTGATTACTACGCGCCATTAGATCTAGATTGTGAACACAAACAAATAGACTACGTTAAAGACATCCTTACTATGTTTAGGTTAGTAATGCAACCTGATAATAAAAGACCTAATAACTTTATTATAGAACCATGGCAAGAGTTTATTGGTAGCGGTACAACCTATGACTGGTCTCATAAACTAGTAGAAGATCAAGACTCTGTCTTAGAGCCTCTGTTTAATACACAGTCAGCTACGATAGAATACTCTTTAGCACAAGATGATGATTTCATTAATAAATTCCACTTTGATAATAACAAACACCCTTATGGTTGGTTACAGTTTAATTCAACTAATGAATTACTAAAAGGTACTCGTAAGATAGATGTAAAAGGCATAGCTCCAACACCAATAGATCAAATCATAGATACTACTGGTAATCACCCAGAGCCTTCATTTATTTTACCAAGTATTGTAGAAGTAACAGGTGAACAGACCAGTTCGAATCCATCAAGACCAGAACAGTTACCTATTAAACCTAAAACTAGATTCTTATTCTATAATGGTAGAATACCTATTACAGTAAATCAGCATAGATGGTATCTAAATAATGATAGTGGTAATGCAGTACTACAAGATAAGTATCCACTAGTTAGTCCTTATGAGAATTGGCCAATACAACAGACATCGTTAAACTTAAATTTCTCTAACGACACTAGATATTATATTAACCCTTCACCAGGTACGGGTTACTTTGACCAAGGTTCAACTCTATTTGATGAATACTGGTCACGTTACATCTCATCAATATACAACAAGTTTAGTAGAAGACTAACCGCTAAGTTTATCTTAAACAATGTGGATCTACAAGATCTTACGTTCGATGATGTTATCTTTGTGAATGGTAAGTACTATAGACCTGAAAAGATTATAGATGCACAAGTAGGTGCTGAAACAACAGTAACATGTCAATTGATTACTCTTAATGATCAGAGACCAGTATGGGTAGACGAACCTCTTACAGGATTCTCTGTCGCTGTCTCTAATACGAACTGTATTGGTGAACAAGGTGATATACAAATAACTACTAATGGTACACCAGCATTCACGTGGGAGCTTGATGCTAGTGGAGCACAAGGTAATGTAAACCCAACAGGTACAGCACCATTTACTTTTAGTATCTCAGCACCAGTTGGTATCGATACACTTACAGTAACTGATTCACTTGGTAGAGTAGCAATAGTACAAGTTGATGTACCTGCAAGTACATCAACTCCAGTAGCTTCAACATTTGTAGTTACAGACCCTACAGGTGATTGTTATAACCAACCTTGTAATGGTTCAACCTTAGTTACTCCGTCGGGAGGATCAGGCGCTCCATATACAATAGATTGGTTAGATAATAACAATACATATTTTAATAGAACCTTCATGTGTGCAGGTACTTATCAGTATGTGATCTATGATTCAAATGGTTGTCCTTCTGATACTTACACAGTTGTAGTAGAGTGTGATGATGGATTACTATATTATCAAGCAGAAGAATGTGGAGGTGGAAATGTTATTGTAGTGTCTTCTACTGTAGCTTTAGTAGAAGATGATGTAGTAAGTTTAAATGAAATTGGAGGATGTTATACCATTTTAGGTGAAACACAATCAACATCAGCTATTGCAACTGTTGACAACACTTATCAAGATTGTACAACATGTGAAGCAGCTCAACCAACATATACTAGTTGGAAAGTACAATCATGTACTCAACCTTATGATCCTATTTACCATCCTAATGCAACTAGGTATGTTATACTTGATCCAGCAATCCAAGGACAACCTTGTGATCCTGCACCTAGTGGTCAATTAGTACCTGGTATGGTAGTAGCTGATACCATATATACAGATATTTATGGTCCTTGTTATACAGTAATAGCACAAGATTCTATTGAACCATCTAACATGTGTTATGATCAGTTACACACAGACTGTACTACATGTGCTATGCCAACTACATTTGGTTATTATGCATTTGCATGTGATACTTCTAGTTTTCCACCAACATACTTCCAATCAACTACACAATTAACAGTAGGTGGAGTATACAAGATAGAAACAGGGACTTATGCAGGTATATGTGTTCAGATAATTAGTACACAAGAAACACAATCTGGAGAGTACTTATTACCTTTTGAATACACAGACTGTGATGACTGTCAAGGTATAACACCGCCACCAGAACAAGTATGTCATTCTATTGAAAACATTGGATTAGGAACAGCAACAGGTACATATACCTTTGGTGTAGCTAGTTACACTTGGACAGTTGGTAGTGGTAATACAATTTCAGTGTGTGCAGAAGTTGGTTCGATAGTTACTAATACAGGTACTGTAACCATCATGATATCAGATAATCCATGTACTAGTCCAAAGCAGTGTTCTTTGCCTCCACCTCCTGCAAGTGTTTATACTATTGAAGATTGTGAGACTGGTTTAAACTGGACAATGGATACCATGGGTAGTCAATTCCAATTAGGTGATGTGATACAATATTATCAAAACCTAACTGCAACAGGTGCTAGATACTGTGGAACTATAGTTGTATCACCAGCAACTATTCCAAATGCATCATTAGCAAACCCATTTGTAGCTTATGAATGTGGAGATTCAATACACTGTTTACAGTAATTCAAATGACTAATAATTTATATTTAATAGTATGGCAGATAAGATAGTTAAAATAACCTTTGAGATCGACGGTCTAGAACAGTCGGTCACAAACATAGATGATGCCAAAGTTGCATTACAACAATTAGAGACACAAGCCAAGAAAGCTGGTGATGCTGCTGATACTGCTGCTGATGACTTTGATAAATTAGGTAAAGAATCTAAAAATGCAGGTGAAGCTGGTGAAGGTGCTATCTCAGTACTTGATGAAGCAACTGGTGGTTTAGCTAGTAGGTTTAAGAATGTGATTGGTGGTATCGGTAAAATGGGTAAAGCCTTAAAGGTTTCATTTAAATCAGGTATAGCTGGAGCAAGTGGATTAAAGAAAGCACTTATATCAACTGGTATTGGTGCATTAGTCGTAGCACTTGGTCTAATCGTTGCATATTGGGATGATATAGTTGGTTTAGTTAATGGTGTTAGTTCAGAACAAAAGAAAGTTAATGCACTAGCAGAAGAAAATGTTAAAACACAACAAGAAGGCTTAGATGCTATATCAGCACAAGAGAACTCTCTTAGACTACAAGGTAAATCTGAAGCAGAAATCAGAGACCTTAAGATACAACAGACTGATGAAGTTATAGCAGCTACCATTGCTCAGTTAGAGCAAATGAAGAAGACTAAAGAAGCTCAAGTTGCTGCAGCTCAAAGAAACAAAGACATCGCACAAGGTGTAATTGCATTCTTAACTCTTCCTATTACAATTCTATTAGGTACTGTTGATGCATTAACTAATGCCATTTCCCTAATACCTGGTGTTGATATTGGTACTAATCTAGCAGATGATTTCACTGGTGGTATTGCTGGTATGATATTTGATCCTGAAGAAGTTAAAGCAGAAGGTGATGCTACTATCAAAGAGACAGAGGAGCAGCTGATGAAGCTTAAAAACTCTAGAGATGGTATTATACTAGCGAGTAATAAAGCTGATGACGATGCAGCTGCAAAGAAGAAAGCAGATCAAGAGAAAAGAGACGCAGATGAGTTAGCAGCAGCAGAAAAACTAGCAGCTGATAAGAAAGCGATTAAAGATAAAGCTGACGCAGAGAAGGCCGCAGCAGATGCCGCATATCTTGCGAACAGACAAATGATTGATGACATGTTACAACAAGCAGACTTAGATGCTATTGATAACATGTTTGTACGTGCTGCTGAAGAATTAAGAATACAAGAAGAATTAGACATAGCAAAGTTAACTGCAGCAGGAGCAACTGAAGCAGAGATCAATAGAATCAAAGCTAGTTATGTTAAGAAATCTAAAGATCTAGCAAAAGAAGAAGCAGACTTTAACAAAGCAATGAAAGAACAAGATGTTCAGAATGCATTAAGTGCAGGTTCTGATATTCTTTCTAGTATTTCATCCTTAGTTGGAGAAGGTACAGCAGTTGGTAAAGCAGCAGCTATTGCATCTACAACCATAGATACTTATCAATCTGCGAATGCAGCATATAAATCAGTAGTTGGTATTCCAGTTGCAGGACCAGTACTTGCACCTATCGCAGCAGGAGTTGCTGTAGCGTCTGGGTTGATGTCAATCAAAAAGATTATAAGTACTAAGACACCAGGTAATAAATCAGCTGGTGGTGCTCCAAGCATCTCAGTACCTAGTGCACCAGCATTTAATCCAGAAACTGCTTTACAAGCTGGAGCTAATGCAGATACAGCAGAAAATCAAGTAACATTAGGTGAACAAAATGGAAGTAGTGGACCACCAGTAGTAAGAGCATATGTAGTCTCTTCAGAAGTAAGTTCACAACAAGAAGCTGATGCAAAAATAAACGATTTAGCAAGACTATAATATATAACTTATGATGAACAAGATAGTAGAACTTATAATCAACATGGAAGAATTCGAATTCGAAGACTTAGGAGTAGAGATCATGTCTCTCGTTGATAAACCAGCAATAGAAGTAAATTGGATGGCATTCTCTGAAGAGCAAGATGATTTCAATGAACATGTATTAAAGATAGCACAAGAAGTAGGTGAGACTATTAATCCAGAAGATGTTATCTATATAGATGGTAAATTAGATGAGTTTGCATCTGTAGGTGATTACTTACAAGGAGCAAGAGCATTAGATGCATTAGAAGGTTTAGATCCATCAACACCAGCAGAACTAAGATATAGATATGCAGGTCCAGCGGGACAAAGAACATTCTGTGCTACTTTAAAAGCTCTAAACAAATCATATTCTAGAGAAGATATTACAAGAATGAACAGATTCAATCCTGGATTTGGTGCACGTGGTTCTAACTCATACAGTGTATTTGAATATAAGGGCGGACCTAACTGCAATCACTACTGGGAAGAGATGTTACAATTTAATAATGGAACACGTAATGTATTAGTTAGCTTAGGACCAGCCACTGGATCAGCAGGAGAGACGAATAACTCATCAGAACCATCACCAGATGGTAGTGTTAGTAACAATGCATACTTAATGAGTAAACATTGGTCATTTAGTACTGATGATCAGATGATTGTCACGGGACCTTCAATGATTCCGCTAGCATTAATACCAAGAAAAGATGAATTAGGTAATACATTTCACGTATACTTCTCTAAAGATACAGTACAAAAGATTGCAAAGAAGTTTTTAGAAGATAACAACACACATAATACAGATATAAACCACGATGATAACATTGTTAATGAGAATACTCTTCTTGAAAGTTGGATTGTTTCTGATCCAAAGATGGACAAAGCAACAGGATTAGGTTTTGATGTACCCGAAGGAACGTGGATGGTAAGTTACAAAATAAATAACGAAGAAACTTGGAATCAAATCAAAGAAGGTAAACTTAATGGCTTCTCTGTAACTGGTAACTTCTTAGAAATCGTACAAAAAGACTAATATGATAGCAGAAACTAAAGACTCAATAGCAAACCTAGCTACCATAACTGCAGCAGGCAGTGCAATAGCAGATTGGAACAGTATATTTACTATGGGATAATCATCCACAGGTATTATACTTAATATTATGAGGATAAGAGCACATAATAATAAAAAGAAGGACTAAAGAGTATACCATTTTTTATCATGTACTCTGATAGCACCTTTAAGTACTAGTCCATTTAGGATAGCACTGATTCTTTTCCAGTTTAAACCAGTTGCAGACATTAAATAGTTTACATTAACTGGTCTCTCATTAACTGTTGCATTGTAACAGCATCTAAGGATTATACCTTGTTCTACTGTTAGCTCATTCTTATTAATCATTTCTTCTACTACTCTCATGTAGTCTGAGTAGGTTGGTAATTCTACACTCATAATTGTTTTATTTAAAAGAGAGAGCTTTCGCCCTCTCTGTTTGTTTTAGTTTAAGATTACATACTTTTCTTTTGTTAGGAATCTTCTTAGTACTCTTAGGTCGTCTGTAGATCCACACTCTAAGTTTACTTTGATAAACTTTCCTTTGATCTTGTTGATCTGTGCAAAGAATGCATCTGGGTATTTCATTTCTTCCATTGCTTCTTCGATAATCGTTTTAAATAATTTCATAATGTTTGTTTTAAATTGTTATTATACTAGTTATACACTATATTTTAAAAAGGTTTCAAATTATTTTAATCTTTTAAAACATTGGTTTTAATAATGAGTCCTCTAAATACTTTATTGCAAGTAACTTTTCAGCCTTTCTGATGTAATCGATTAATTGTTTGTCAGTATCTAAATAACGATCTAGACTTGTTAAGTCTCTCGCATCATGCTGTATAGGATTAAGGCAGTCAGTTTCTGCTCCCCACCAACAAAGTTCTTCAATTTGTGTACGTAGTTCAATCATTAAGTCTTCCAATTCTTGGCTTGACATAGATTTAAGTTTTTTTAATGTATTCATTTTAATTTAGTTTAGTGGAGTAACCTCCGTTATTATTATACTAATATACCACAAATAATTGATATAAAAAAACTTTTACGCATTTATTTTCAAATTGTTCGCAAGTTAACTTTTGTCAATATAAGCTCGATATATATTTAGTTCTGTCTGGAGTATCCAGATGAATTTAAAAAAAATCAATATTATGACAGTAAACGACATGGTAAAGAAGCTAAGAGTTATGCTCGCAGCTGACAAAGCAGTTGTAACTGAAACTAAGTTTGCGGAAGCAGAACTAGTTGATGGGACTATTGTTGAAACTGATGGTGAATTGGAAGTTGGATCTATCTTATACGTAAAAGTAGAAGAAGGTGAAGAAAGACCATTTGCACCTGAAGCGATACATGAAACAACTGAAGGTCTGTTAATTGGTGTTGGTCCTAATGGTGAGATTATGGAAATCTCAGAAGTTGAAGCAGAAGCTAAACCTGAAGAAATTATCGAAGAGGTAATGGAAGAGGTAGAGGTAGAAGTTCCAGTTTCTGAAGCAGCTATTCCTGCAACTGAAGAGTTGTTAACAGGTATTGCTGAAATGATTGCTCCATTCACTGAAGAGATCGCAGCGCTAACAGAAGAAGTAACAGAGCTTAAAGCTAAATTTGCAGTAATTGCAGATGAGCCAGCAGCTAAACCAATTAGAAACACATTTGCAGAGAACAAGAAAATCGCAGATGATAATCTAGCACAAAGAATGGATTTCTTGAGATCTGTTCGTAAAAACTAATTAAACAAACAAAAAACAAAAACAAACAATTATGGCATTTGGATTTAATGTAGCAGCATTGCCTGCTTATACAGACCAATTATCTTTAGATTTAATCTCAAAGGTAGTTTTAAAAACAGACCTACTTGACTATGTTGATCTTAGATCAGGATTCACTTCAGGTACTGTTTCAATTAACTTAGTAGATGCTGCATTGCCAGTATCTGCATTATCTTGTGGATGGACTTCAGACGGTGAAGTAACTTACTCACAAGTAAACGTAACAATCGAATCATTACAGTCTAAAACTGAAATGTGTGTTGAAGACTTAAGAGCTAAGTATCAATCAGCATTCATGAACGCAGGAACTGGTAACGATATGATTCCTTTCGAAGAAGTAATCTCTGAGTCTTATGCAGACAAATTGAGAAAATACAACGAAGGTTTCTTAATCAATGGTTTCGGTGCAACAACAGGATTAAAAGCACAAGTTACTTCTGCTAATGGAGCACAATTACAAGCTGGTACACCAGCTGCATGGGATGCAACTAACGCATATGAACAAGCTTTAGACCTTTATGATGCAATCGACGAGTCTGTAAAAGACAGAGACGATTTAATCATGGTAGTTTCTCCTGATGCATATAGAGCATTAGTAAGAGCTTTAGTTGCTCAGAACTTATATCACTTTAACTCAGTTGAAGGTAATGATATCTTAATCCTTCCAGGAACTAACGTAACAGTTGTTAAGTCTTCAGGATTAGTTGGTTCTGATTACAAATTTGCTGGACCCGGGAAAATGATCCTT